GGTATATCCATAGTACGCAAGCATTTCATTTCCTTTCTGTTGCGATATCGCAACGGTTTAGGGTACAAAAATACCACCAGCCATTTACTGACTGATGGTACTAATTGTCGTGATATTCACAATTTCGGCAAATCTCACGCCAGTTCTGATTCTCCGTAATAATATCGCTTAGAACCCGTTCCTTTATACAGCCGTCACATACATCAACAGTAAGAACGCACTCACCAATTTCGATATCTTTATTTACCAGGGGACATCTTACCAACTCCCAACACCTCCAACAATTTATTAAACTTATCGTCATATTCTTTTGAACTATATGCCGTACTTATAGTCTTTTCTTTATGATTCACAACAACAGCTCCCTTTCCAGATATATAAACCGTAACTTGCCCGTTCCACCTGCTGTAAGCTGCAACTGAATCTTTTATATACTGCTGGGCCTGCTCTTTTGATACCATATGAGAACGTTCCTCATTAATGTGCTCTTCCTGGAATGTGAATTCTGTTAAGTCTATACGGTCAATATTCTTAATTGGCTTTCCCTTTATATTCAAGTTTCCTGATTCGGCTATTAATTTATGATAACGGTTCGTATCTCTGTAATTTTGCTGCGCACTCTTCCAGCTCTCACCACCATTATACTTTAATTCCCGGAACTTTTCAAAGCTTTTCGGAACATCATTTCCAAGTACCGCCCGGTATCGCTCATGCTGTTTATAATCACTAAGCAACTTCTGCCGGTTCCTGTTCTTTTCTTTATAGGCCGCGATCTGCTTCTTGCTTCTGGGATCCACTGTAACAGGATTCTTATTGAAACTTGAAAAGTCCTTATCTTTTTGGATCTGCGCATCGCTCTTGCCGATAGTCGTATATTTGACCAGGGCGTGAAGACAGTTCGGGTGGATATTCAAGTATGTATTGCTTAAGTCATTGCTGCCACCTGGATCAATCTTGCCAAAAGCGGAAGCCAGTGGAGGATAATCCGGATTTGTACCTGACCGGCTATAAATCCTTCCTTCCAACGGTGCACAGATCGGGCAGGTGCTGCCGATCTTGACAATCCTGTACAGATCATGGTCCGGATCCGCTGTTAATATGGCAGATACTTCTGCCTGTCTGGCTGTTGCTCTGGTCGCCATGTTGCAATAATCCTGCAAGCTCCATTTGCGCCCTGACTTGTCAACAAAGGCTGTGATCCCCTCTGTTGTTCCATTCTCAGCAGTGGTTATTATTGACTGCAATTCCTTTTTCATACTGGCCGCAGCTTTTCCTGATCCATATCCTGCAGCCTTTGCTTCGGCTACTGATTTCAGGGCAGCTTCTCTGATTCTGTCTGCGTCTCGTCTTCCGATCTGGAATGATTCTTCAATGTTTTTCTGTGCCGTGACAGAAGCCTCCACGATATCGCCCAATAAATTGTTGGAAAGCTGCTGAACCACTCCAAGCTGTGAAGCAGTAAGCCCAGCAGCGTTTGCATAACCGTTGGCTGCTGCTTCAGATTTGTAAAAGATCTTCTCCACCATGGTGGGAACATAGCTCCAGCTTTCGTCCACCATCTCCTGCAGGATCTTCTGTGTACGGTTTAAAGCGGCTATCTCTGCATAGTCCACATATCCCTGGCTGCGCTTTCGATTTATTTCAGCAATCAGACGTTGCTCCGTTTTCAGGAATAACATTCTGAGATAAGTGGTTTCATCCTTGCCGTCTGGAGGTCTTATCATCTGCGGCATTATTCGTCATCCTCCTCAAATGTCTGCGGAAGCGTAAGTCCGGCCAGGGGATCCGTCATAGCTTTATAGTCAGAATACTTCTTTCCTTCGGCAGCTTTGATGGCTTCATCAGAAATGGTACTATACATGCCAGTTTCGTCGGATAGAGCCTTAAGCTCTTTTTGAGCAGTAGCCGCGTCAATCAGATCGCTTTGATATACTGCCATGACGGACTGCGTCTTCTTCTCTGCAATGTCTGCGATCTCGCTGGAATCCGGTGTCTGGAGTGGTGGGAAGTCTATGTCCAGATCGTCGGGAATCGCTCCCCAAGCTGACAGAAGCATCACCGGAAGGATCTTTTCAAGCAATGGTCGGAACTGATTTTCCCTTAGACCGTCGATATAATCATAATAGTTGTTCATGTCACTTTCGCCCGTGGAATTCATACCAGCGGGTGAACGTCCGAACAGCTTTGTCACTGGGGTTCTGGCGGCTCCTGCAACGTCCATCATGACACGGTCATAAACATCTGCCAAACCGGTAAAGGTGTACTGGGTGTTGTGCATGACGTCACCCTTGTTTACCAAACGCATCCCGAAGTTACTTTCTATTACGCTCTGAGCCTGTAAAGTCTGCCAAAACTGACGCTGCTTCTGTCCGTTATTAACCGCGAGAAGCTGATCCAATGAATCCGTTTCCATGTAGTTTATGTTTGCCCGGAAGGTCAATGCTGCAATGTTGGAAGAAACATTATCTCTCTTAACCACTTCGTTGTATATGGCTTCAATCTCTGACTCCCCCCAGTACTGTTCCGCTATCCTCTCGTTGTATGGAAGCTCCCTTCCTGTGAACCGTATCACTCGGCTATGATGTACCGTAGACACCAGGGCGCCGCTTTCTTCGTCCCGGATCGTGTAATACGCAGGTAATCCAAAGTCAGGATCGGACGGATCTGTAACGATCCCCATTTCAGGATACACACCACTCCATCGGTCAAGGATCTGTAATCCCAAGAATGTACTAGGAAGAATTAAGCCGTAATCCAGTGGTTTTGACAGATCGTCCTGTCCCCTTACCATAATGATCGCAGCTGCCCCGCCGTAAAGCCTACCCCAATACATCCCTTCAAGGATAGATTTTCTTAGATGCACCTTTCTTTCAAGGCGTTGCAGGGAGTCGATCCGCTCTGGTGCCACATTGCTCTTTACGGTGTACCACTTACGGATCATGTCCTCCGGTATGGTAGAAATGATGTTCTGCACAATCCAGTTATCCCGGTAAAGGCTTGTAAGTAGCTGGTAATTTTGAGTCATGCGGGTAAGTGGGTACTGCGTCGCCTGCAGTAGATCCTGTGTCCCGTAGCCCAGCCTTGCGATCGGATTTGAAAAGGCATCGTTTACCTGAATTTTATTATCTGCCCTTATCTGCGGGCGGTTTCGTTTTGGTTTTGCCATTATTGAACATTCCTCCTCCATTTTGGTAACTTTGTCATGCAGAAATAACGCAGGGCATCTGGCCCGTGATCCAGCTGCTTCACTGGCTTCTCGTCCCCGTGCTGCGCCGCCTTATCGTCCCAAACATAGGACCGTATCTCAGTTATCAGACCTTCGCAGCGTTTATGCACCTTGATCTTTCCCGATTGAAAAAGAGCCGCAACCACACGGATCCCGTCAAGTACTTCGTTGTCAGCAGGCTTTACGATATACCCCCTGCTCTTCAACTCTGCGATAAAACTGGCCGCCGATGGATCTGAAACAATGTCGCACTGCAGATCCGGATTGTCCCCCATGAGGGAAACCATATCATCCCCATACTGACTATCTGTTTTCTGCCCGTCCTTTTCCACCCGGCTGTCCCATCGGTACTCCCGGTCTACCCAGATAGTGTCTCCATCATCGTAAACGTCCAGAAATACACACGGGTTCGTAGTTCCGTAATCCAGTGTAATCGTGCGGGTAGATAGATATTCCAGACCCTTGGGTCGTGTCTCATCGTCGTAGATATTAGACGACTTAGTAAACATGGTATAAATAAGCCCTTCGGCAACCGCCCACAAGCCCTCGATATAACGTAAAAAAAAGACACCGGCATACAAACTGCGGTATCTCTTCTTGATCGCTTCGTCCAAGGAAATGTTGTCATCCATAGTGAAGTGTAGATATAAAATATTTTTAACTTCCTTGTTTGCAGCCCTTAACTCTTCCGCTTTCTTTCTACCAAGATATCCAATGCATTTATTGATCCAGCCGATCTTGAACCAGTGCATAGGCCCTGCAGGGTTGCAGTTAAACCAGAACTTCGAACCGGTGATAGAACAACGTCCGGTCGCCTGATTGACAAAGGATTCCGGCATCAGGGCAACTTCATCAAAAAAAGCCCCGGCAGCTGTAATACCTTGTACCAGCTCCTGGGAACCCTCGTCTTTTCCACCAAAGATATGAAAATAGTTTGTGACCTTACCCTTTGTTACTTCCAGCATGTTAGGCGTTTCACCAGACAAATGATGAATACAATGATATCCCCTGCTCCGTAGCATCATCTTCAAATTGGTAAGCACATTACGCTGAAACGAACTGATTGTTTTACCAGCCATGATAAAGTTCTGCCCATTGAAAGAGCTCATGGCCCAGAAAACAAACGAAAGGGACATTGATACCGTCTTCCCTGACCGTATCGCACCGTCAGCGATAATTCCGTCCATATCCTTAACCGGTGAATTCTTCGTCCACCAGTTTAAGACCATTCTCTGCTTGCGAGAAAACGGTTGAAACTTAAATATCTGTTTCCTCATCTTCCTGCTCATTTTCTTCCCAATCCTCCCAATCTGTACCAGCTGATCCGTTTAATGCATCGAGGAATCCGTCGTCCTCCACTTCTCCCTCATCACCAACACCCATTTTAGCTTTGGACGCTGCCATTCGCAGGTTCTGCTCTTCCTGATCGACGTCTGTCTTTTCAGACTGGCCAGAGTATTTAGCAATGACTTCAAAGGCTTTTACGTTTCCGGAAAGAGCCTCCTTAATCATAGCGCCTGTAACCGCAGATTCTACAGTACTATCAAGACCCATAGCTTCCAATACCGGGGACCACTCTGGGCTATCTATTTCAGCAGTCAGCCAGGCGTTTAACGTCTTACGAAAATCTGCCTTTCTGCGCCTAACCTCACCTGATTTTTTTCCACCATTTGATGTCATTCTCCGGAGTTCGTCCGGAGTTCGTTTACTATTTGGGATTAAGTTTTCATGCCCACGAGCCATCACCTCACCTTCCAATCTGGCCAATTTTTATAATAAAAAAGAGACGGGGTTGGCCGCCTCTACTGTTCTCTTTATTTCATCTTTAATCTTAAAAAATCAAACTCAACTTTTCTATCTTCGCTCGCAATAGGGTAATAT